AATTAACTGATGCAGTTTGGAGTTCAAGGCCATATAGTGGGAGCAAGGCTTGGATGATTGAACACGGAGATTTAAATACAACTGCGATAACTAATATTGATTTATCTGATATGCGTGGTTATGATTTGCGTCTAATTACTGGGGAATATACATCAAGTAAATTTATAGGAACCGGTTATCCTTCAAATACTACATCTGCAATAATTCATTTAGAATCAAATCCATCAAGATCGGATATAATAGGAAATAAAAAGTATTTTTTTCGACCTGATTATTGGATTCCAAGCACTTTGCACAATACTCATTCATATTTTAGAAGGATGCCCGACATCGAGCAAATTTTTGATAAAAATGGAATGAAAAAAATGTGGGTTGATATGGCCGAACCATTAATGGATATTGTAAACGCATCTACTCATACGGCAAGAACATCAACACGGCTAAATAAAGGTATTACAGAGGCTCGAGATGTTACAACAGCTTGGGGAGTAAGTCAAAACATTGATAGAAATAAACATCTATTTTATGAATATGATGACACGTTTAAATCTGCAGTGGCAAGGGCTTGGGATTCTAGTGGAGTACCGGCAACGGGTAATTTTTTAGATGATATTTGGCAACATAGAACGACGGCATTATTTGAATCATTAGATGTAAGCCAAGCAAATAAATCTACTTGGAGGTATATTCGAGGCGGTTATGATTGGAGTTATTACGAAGTAAATAAATATGAATTTACAACGGCTTGGGCATCAGGTACAAATTATCAATTTGATGGGCCAGCAAGTCAATATACATCATATTTTTATCCATATGGGGCAACTAATGGAGTGCATATTGAATATGATTTTGAAATAGTAAGCCCAGCTTTATTTTCTGAAATTGCGGGAATCAATTGGAACAAATGTATTAATTCGGCCAAGGCAGTTGCTGAACAAGTTTATAGCGGTTTTCAATATCCAAAATTTTCTATTTATGGTTTAGGGATTTATCAATCTATTAATCAAGGGGCAAGTGGTTATGGATGGAAAGATATGAAGCCGGGTAATACAATTACGGGAACGCAATTATATTCCGATTATCACGATTATTTTGTAAATGGTACAATTTCTTATACGAGTTTAGGAACTTATAAAGCGTGGTTTAAAGGAGCAATTGAAAATTTTGGCTATTTCTATGTTTCAAACTATCAATTGGATATGGATGCCAAATTCCAAATTTATTCAATCGTTCATAATACCGATATTACAAGAAAGATATTATTTCAAATTTTAGGAAGTGGACATAATAAAAAGGTTTGCGGTTATTTTTGGTATAAACAAGAAATCGTCTCGGGAACTTCGGATTATTCATACCAACGCAAAGTAGTAACATCGGGAGGTGGACAATATAATACGGATCGCAACCGATTGGAAGCATCGCCATCAATGATGTATAATATGGCGGTATGGTCAATGACTTATGCAGATGGTCTATACTTTTGGTACCAAGCAAAATTAGGCGAAGAAACGGGAGCAGCAAGAACGGATGGAGAAGCAAATTCATTAAGTGATGGGGCTATAGAAACTAAATGGGGCGAAACTTGGTGCGTAGGTAAATCTTCATATGATTGGGCCTATATTGGTTATTTGCACGCAAGTCAAAACAAAGATATTATTGGGGCCAATACTGATTGGAAAACTCCTAATTATTATTTAGGTAGTAGCAGTTGGACATCGGGAACGCAAGAATATCCGGTTAGTTTATTTAATCAATCAAGGCCCATATCTAAGTATAAATTAAGTGCAGATGGCACAGAAGCATTAGTTATTATTTACAATGGATTTAATAATGGCTATACAAAAGTAACTCATACGTTACGATTGCCGGATAAGGCAAATTACCAGTTTACAGTTGACACTTATGGGAGTTTTACTACGATTTTACGTTTAAGCGGTTTATAAGATGATAAAGCAAGTAATTAGTTTATTAATGACGATTGACCATTTTAATCAATCTGAATTAATTGAAATAGCAAAAGGAAGGAATGAAATTCCGACCACATTACATAAGGGAATTAAACAAATAAAAAGAATATCCAAATGGCGAAAGATGTCGAAGTAAATTTAAACGTAAATAATAACGTTGAGGGATCAATTGCCGAATTAAAGAAATTAAAGAAGCAATTAAAGGATACCGAAGTCGGCACAGAAGCGTTTAAAAATCTTTACAATCAGATTGATGATTTAGAAGATAAAATTAAGTCGGCAAAAAATGTGTCCTCCGATTGGGTAGATTCTTTGGCAAGTGCTGGTGGCCCAATTGGAGAATTAGGAACGACCATAAATAATGTAAAAGTAGCGACGCAATCTTTTGGAAGTGCATTAAAAGCAACAGGAATTGGTTTGCTTGTTTCCTTAGTTGGTGGATTAGTGGCAGCGTTTAATGATTCTGAAAAAGCGACTAAAAAACTACAACCATTATTTCTTGGATTGGAAAAAATATTTAATGGCGTTTTTGCAGCAATTGAACCATTGTTTAACACCTTGGTCGATTTTGCAATTAGTGCTTTGCCTTTAGTTTCTAAAGCAATGCAAACGGTGTACGGATCAGTTACGGCAGTTATTCAATCATTGGGAAGTTTAGGGAGTTCAGTTTTAAAATTTATTAAAGGTGATTTTTCGGGTGCCTGGAAGGATGCTAAATCTTCGGTAAATGATTTCGGTAAAAATTACGATGAATCAATTAAACGTTTTCAAGATGGTTCAAAAGAGTTAACAAAAACCGAAAAAGAGGAATTAGATAAAAGAAATAAACAAAGAGAGGAAGATTTACAAAAACAATACGATAAAAATGAGGAATTATTAAAAAAATACAAAGCCCAACAACAACAAGAATACGATGATAGGACAAAAGGTTTAGAATGGTTAAAATTAATTAATACGGGGTATTTACAAAAAGTCGAATCAGATTCTCAAAAGTATTCTAAATTAAATTTAAAGAATTTAACAGAAAGGTTAGATGCTGAAACGGCTTTAGAAAGAAAGAAAAAAGAAGAAGGAATTGTAACTACTCAAACAGAGGCAGATTCGAAAGAGGAAATTAAAGAAAAATCGATTGCAAATATTATGCGAATCGGTCAGGGTTTAAGACAGATTGCTGGTGATAATAAAGAATTGGCAATCGCTGGAATTGTGTTGGAACAATCTGCGGCAGTTGCTTCTATTATTATGAATACTCAAAAAAATGCGGCCAAATATGGTTATTTAACTCCTTTGGGAATCTCTGAATTAGTTGCTGGAGGTCTGGGGGTTGCTTCTGCAATTTCCGCAGGTGTTAAAGGTATTCAAGATATTAATTCGGGAACGGCTACGGGAAATCAAATGAGTTTTGGAAATCCACAAATGACTGCAAGCTATTCTAAAGCACCAACATTTAACGTGGTAGGTGTTAGTCCAGTCAATCAAATTGCACAGTCCTTAGGTGGGGAAATGCCACCAGTACGGGCCTATGTTGTGGCTAATGATGTAACAAATCAACAAGCATTAGACCGAAATAGAGTAAGTGCAGCAACATTAGGATAATCGAAAATATAACAAAACAAAATTTAAAGGTTTAATGGATATGAAAATAATCGAGTTGATTATCGAAAACGATTTGGATGGAATTGAGGCGATCTCGTTGGTTGAAAAACCTGCGATTGAATCCAATTTTATCACATTGGCTAAGGAGTACGAAATGAATTTGGCGGAAGTTGATGGCGAGAAGCACATATTAATGGGCCCGGCATTAATTCCAAATAAAATGATTTTCAGAAAGGAAGGCGATTTGAAATATCAAGTCTATTTTTCTGAGGCTACGGTAGAGCAAGCAAGCCAAATGTATTTAAAAGCGGGCAATCAATCAAACGCAACTTTGCACCATAAAACAAAGGTGGATGGTATGTCCTTGGTTGAATCGTGGATCATCACGAATCCTGAAATGGACAAGTCTAAAGCCTACGGATTTGATTTGCCAAAAGGGACTTGGATGGTATCAATGAAAGCCGATAATGAGGAAATGTGGCAAAAGGCAAAAAGCGGAGAGGTAAAAGGTTTTTCAATTGAAGGATATTTTGCAGACAAATTGAGTTTACAAGTTTTGCCTGATATTGATGACAATGAATTAGTAGAACACATTTTAAATATTTTAGAAGATGGCGAAAAATAGTTACACAAGTCCAAAGGGCGGTAAACGTGGATGCTTATGCAAAGATGAAACGTATTCGGTTGATTGTTGCGATGGCGAGATTATCTCACAAGGTGTTGGGGCCTTAGTTAGCCAATCAATTTCGGATGTAAATAATACAAATCAACCAAGAACAATTGTAACAACATCAAATTAAAAGATATGCAAACAGAAAAATTAGTATTTGAAAAATTATTTGGAACAAATAAGGTTGAATTAACATCTCAAAGAATTGAATTAGCAAAAAAACCTATTTCTATTTTATCAGATGTAAAAAAAGTGGATGATACATTAAGGAAAAATGAAGCTAAAATAGAAGCAATTTATTTAAGTTATAAAAAAGCTTACAATGAATTTCAATTGGCAATTGATTCAGCATTAAATTCAGTTAATTCTTCAGAAAAGGATTTATTAGTAGTTATGGATGGTTTAACTGCTTTAGGTTTAGACGCTAAAGAAGCACAAAAAATTGAAGGATTTACTGCTGCTTCGGATTTAATTAATAAAATTCAGCAAATGGCCCCAAATGCTAAAAATTTATATCCAAAACCATAATAAAATAGTAATTAACAAAAATAAATATGGAATACAAAAGCACAAAAAATCGAGTTAAAGCAGTTTTAGGCTTTCAGATTAATTTGGCACAAATGAAGTTAGAGGATGGAATTACCATCGTTGAAGCGGAAGCATTTGAGCCTGATTACTCAATTGGAATCGTTACGACTGACGGAATTGTACCGTTACCAGTAGGCGAATACACTTTAGAAGATGGTAAAATCTTAGTGGTAGCAGTTGAAGGAATCATTGCAGAAGTTAAAGATGCAATGCCTGAGGAAGCACCTATGCCAGAGGCACCGGTAAATGTAACGGTGGAGGCAGATTCACAAGCACCACAACCAAAAAGAGTGGTTGAATCGGTTAGCAAAGAAACATTTTTTGCAGAAATCGAGAAGTTACGCACGGAATTATCGGCACAAATCAACGAAGTTAAATCGGAAAATGAATCCTTAAAAGCCGAAAAATTAGCATTAGAAGTAAAATTAAATAGTCAAGAAGAAGGAGCCGAACCAATTGTACCGAATCCTGAAGCTGAAGTAAAAGTACAAGGATTTGCGTACGGACAAAATCATCCCGAAACAATTCTTGATAATGTGTTTTCAAAAATATTTTCATAACAATTTAAATTAATTACAAGAAATGGCGACCACCACATCAATTACGACTACGTATGCCGGTCAATACGCAAATAAGATTATTGCGGCATCATTGCTTTCATCTCCTACTATCGATCGCGGTGGTATTGAGGTAAAGCCTAATGTAAATTACAAGCAAGTTATCAAGCGTGTTGCTACTGATGCAATCTTAAAAGATGCAACTTGCGATTTTGATGCAACATCTACAATTACTTTGACTGAAAAAATCTTACAACCGGAGGAGTTCCAAGTGAATTTACAATTGTGTAAAAAAGATTTCGTTTCTGATTGGTTAGGTGCAGAGCAAGGATTTTCAGCATTTAAAGTATTGCCTAAATCATTCCAAGAGTTCTTAGTTGCTCACGTTGCTGCTAAAGTTGCTGCAAAAAATGAGACTAACATTTGGGAAGGTGTAACGGCTAACGCTGGAGAGTTTAATGGTTTAACTACATTATTAACGACGGATGCCAATTTACCTTCTGCACAAGAAGTTGCGGGAACTACTGTAACGGCTTCAAACGTAATTACTGAACTTGGTAAAATTGCGGATGCTATTCCGTCATCTCTTTACACTAAAGATGATCTTTACATCTACGTTTCTCAATCAATTGCTCGTTCTTATGTTCGTGCTTTGGGTGGTTTTGGTTCTTCGGGCTTAGGTGCTAATGGTACTAACGCAATGGGTACACAATGGTACAATAATGGATCATTAACATTTGACGGAATCAAAATTTTTGTTGCTGATGGTCTTGCTTCAACTAAGGCAATTGCGACACAAAAATCAAACCTTTATTTTGGTACTGATTTATTATCTGATTTGGCTGAAGTTCAAGTAATTGATATGTCCCCAATGGATGGATCACAAAACGTGCGTATCGTAATGCGTATGACGGCAGGAGTTCAATACGGATTTGCTTCTGATATTGTTACTTACGGAATTACAAACTCCGCTAACTAATTAGTTTAAAGCACCTCGTTAATTCGGGGTGCTTATTTTTCACATTTAAATAAATTCAATATGCCTTGCGATATTAGTTTAGGACGGTTAGAGCCTTGCAAAACCAGCGTCGGTGGATTGAAAGCAGTGTACATTATGAACGAAGGTGATGCGACTACGGTCACCTACGATGCGACTGATACGGATGCGATAACTGCAATTGCAGGTACTCCGATTGGTTACAAATACGATTTGAAGGGTTCAAGTTCATTTGAGCAAACAATTAATTCAAGCCGTGCGAATGGAACTACTTTTTTTACGCAAACGCTTAATTTATCCCTAAAGGGAATTACAAAAAAAGACTTGAAACAAATCAAGTTGTTAGCCTACACACGGCCCCAGGTTATCATCGAGGACAATAACGGAAATTTCTTTTATGCTGGATTAAAAAACGGTATGGAAGTTACGGGCGGTTCAATTGTTACGGGTGCTGCGATGGGCGATTTATCGGGTTTCACGATTACATTAGTGGGCGAGGAACCGGTACCGGCAAACATCATTACAACATCATTGACATCTGCGGGGGTTACAGTTACGGTTGGAACCTAATTAGGTCTAATTTTAAGAAGTTGGAAGGCCGGGCAGAGTTCCCGGTCTTTCCATTTTAAAACAAAATCAGTTTTTTCGGTTTATACAATATGATTCTATTGAAGCAAATTGCAACGGCCCAACAAATTAAATTTATTCCGACACGGAGTGGAAGGCCGAATGAATTAATATTGAAAAACGAAACAACTGGCGTGCAAACTCAGTATTATATTGATTGCACGACGGAATCGTTTTATAGTAAATTTTCAAAGGTTCTTGATTTAAAGGAAGGCCATTTTTATACGTTGACAATCAACGAAAATTCTGACAAAACTAATATTGATAATTTTGCGTCAAGGGTTGTGGCAGATGGTGGAACGTATGAAGGGGAATCGTGTTTATACTCGTTTTACTCATTGTTTGCCCATACAACGACTTTAATACACCTGGACAAGGTTTTTATCACAAATCAAGAAATTGACACATATAGCGTAAATAAAAACGAATACGTTTCAAATTCGTCAAATATAATTTTCTATGAATAAAAGAAAAGAAAATAGCGGTTTACATTTTGTTCAATTAGAGGCTTATTCAGCACCTAAAATGACGGAAAACAATCGTGAAGCGTGGGTTGGATTTGGCGAGGATAACAATTTCTTTCAGTTTTTGATTGATAGATATAATGGATCAACGACAAATAATGCCGTTATTAATAACGTTATTAAATTGATCTATGGTCGTGGTTTAGATGCTACGGATTCAAGCAAGAAGCCCAACGAATATGCACAAATGATGATGCTATTTCGGAAGGATATTGTTAAAAAAGGAGTAGCAGACCTTAAAATGTTAGGCCAATATGCCTATCAATTAATTTATAATAAAACAAAGGATGCCATCATTCGGGTTGAGCATATCCCAGTTCAATTATTAAGGGCCGAGAAGTGTAATAAAAAAGGAGAAATTGAAGCATACTATTATTCAGATAATTGGGAGGATACAAAAAAATTTGAACCTAAACGCATTCCGGCTTTTGGTTATGGCGATAAAACTTTGGAAATCCTTTATATTGGAAATTATACCGTTGGCCAGAAGTATTATAGTAATGTTGATTACATAGGTGCCATTCCTTATGCAAAATTAGAGGAAGAAATAGCCGATTATTTAATAAATGATGTTCAAAACGGATTCAGTCCGACAAGCGTCGTAAATTTCAATAACGGAATACCTGATGAAGAAAAAAGGGAATTAATTAGTCGCCAGGTATCGGCAACATTAACCGGATCAAAAGGTAAAAAAGTTGTGGTATCATTTAATAATGATGAAACCAAAAAAACTACGGTAGATTCTATTCCTTTGAACGATGCACCGAAACACTATGAGTATTTAAGTCAAGAGGCCCAAGGCAAGATTTTGTTAGGTCACGGGGTTGTTAGTGGTTTGCAGTTTGGAATACCTTCAGCAAATGGATTTAGTTCGAATGCTGATGAGTTGAAAAATGCAATTACCTTATTTGATAATATGGTTATTCGTTATTTTCAAGACACGTTTATTGATGGAATCGAAAAGGTTTTATCATTTAATGGAGTTAGTTTAAATCTATATTTTAAGACCTTGCAACCTTTGGAATTTGTTGATTTAAATCCTATTGTTGATAAGGCCACAATGGAAGAAGAAACAGGGGTTAAATTGTCGGCCCATTTAGATGAAATTGAACTTGAAGAATTTGGCGAGGATATAGATTTGAATGAATGGGAGTTAATTGATTCAAGAGTGGTTGATGATATGGAAGCGGAGGCCCAATTGGATGCGGAACTTGAAGCATTAAACAATCCAAAAAAATCGTTAATGTCAAAGATTTACGAATTTGTGACTACTGGAGTTGCTCGACCAAATATCGGTTCAAGTCAAGACGGCAAACTATTTATGAGTCGTTATCGATATGCTGGAAAAACTACTGATAAGAGCCGACCTTTTTGTGTTAAAATGACGCAATTAAATAAATTATACCGTAAAGAGGATATTGAACTAATGAGTCAAAAGGCAAGTACTAATCCAGGTTGGGGGCCACGAGGTGCTGATACATATGATATTTTCCTTTATAAAGGCGGTGGGGCTTGTCATCATTTTTGGGTGCGGGAAACATACAAAAGATTCACTGATCCAAGACGCAAAGGTTCAGTACAGATAACACCAGCACAAGCACGGAAGCAAGGCGAGATTTTGCCAACAAATAACAAATTGGTTTATACCAAGCCGATAGATATGCCAAATCAAGGATTTTTACCAAAAGGACAATAAGATGGCAACAGCACTACTTGTAAGTCGGGACGAGATTGTAAAGTTTACTGCACTTAATGGCAATATCGATACAGACAACTTTTTGCAATGGGTTAAAGTGGCCCAAGACATCCACATTCAAAGCTATTTAGGTACTAAGTTATTTAAAAAAATAAACGATGATTTAGTTGCCGGAACCTTATCAGGTAATTACTTGGCTTTGACGAATGTGTACATTAAACCTATGCTTATTCATTGGTCGATGGTGGAGTACTTACCTTTTGCAGCTTACACAATTTCAAATAAGGGAGTTTATAAACATAATTCGGAAACGAGTGATACTGTCAACAAAGAAGAAATTGATTTCTTAGTAGAAAAGGAAAGGTCGATTGCTGAAAATTACTCCAGGCGGTTTATTGATTATATGAGTTTTAATCAGTCTTTATTTCCGGAATATAACACTAATTCAAACGCAGATGTCTATCCAACAAAAGAATCAGATTTTAACGGTTGGGTTTTGTAGGGGAACTTACAAGCCGAAGGATGAAAACATTAAAAAATTAAAGGTTTACCTTAATAAATTAGAAGATGCCAAATAATATAGGATGGGGCCAAGGTGCTGGAAATAACGCAATTGGATGGGGCCAAGGTGCTGCGAACAATTTAATCTCTTGGGGGAAATCACATCTTTCATCGTATTTTGGCGAAACCGATATTAGTGGCGGAGTTTATGCGATGTCCGCAAATTTTCAAACTCGAATTTCAACGGATTCGGGTACATTTGAAGCACAAACGTGCTTAATTAATACATTAAACACATTTAAAATATAGAAATATGGCATTATTAGATACTGCGTCCTTAATTGTAACGCCAAACGGTTATAAGGCTTCCAAATTGTATTCCATTGTTCCAAGTGACGGAACAGGAGATATGACCTTTTCAAGAACGGGAAACACGGCTACTAGGGTTAATTCAAGTGGAGTAATTGAAACGGTAAACGCAAATATTCCAAGGCTTGATTATTTGGACAGTACTTGTCCTAAATTGTTACTTGAACCACAAAGAACAAATGTATTATTAAATAGTGCTACATTATCAACTCAATCAGTTACAACTACTGCGGTTTCATATACTCTTTCATTTTATGGAACTGGAACAATTGTTTTAAGTGGTGCATTTGTTCGAACATTAACAGGAACAGGTGCATCTAATCGAGTAAGTACAACATTTACATCAACTGCCGCAGTATTGACATTAACTATTACTGGAAGCGTTACAAATGCTCAATTAGAAGTTGGCTCATTCGCAACATCATACATTCCAACGACTACGGCAAGCGTAACAAGGAATTTGGATATTTGTTCAAAATCAGGCATTACTTCTTTATTAGGTCAAACGGAAGGAACTTTATTTGCGGATTTTGTAATATCAAATTTTTCAGATCAAAGAATAACGCTTGATGATACTACGTCAAATAATAGATTATTAATAGCTATAACTATTGCGGGCAATATCCAAGGTCGTGTAGTTTCGGGAAATATTGATCAATTTAACGTAACAAGTTCTACTTTTGCAATAAATGATCGTATAAAAGCTGCTGTTTCGTATAAAAATAACGACTTTGCTTTATATGTAAATGGCTCATTAATTAGTTCATCTAATAGTGGAAGTGTACCAGCTTCATTATCTCAAATTAGTTTTTCAAGTGGATTTGGAACGGCATACTTTAACAATAAAGTTAATTCATTAGCACATTGGAAAACACGTTTAACAAATTCAGAATTAGCACAATTAACTACACTATAATATGAAATTCAAAAAATACGAATTTGATCCTAAGGAATGGGATAAATTAAAACCCGAAATTCAAATTAGTTTTGGATTAGGCGAGGAAAAGTCAATCGGATATAATCACGAATTAATCGAATCGGTTGTGGAAATTGGTCACATTATGACTAAGCCCCCAGTATTTAACGACAAAATGGAAATGACTAAACCACCGGTTCTTTCGGATTTATTTGCCGTGGATATTCTTTGGAAGAAAGATGAATTAGAATCGTTTGCACCGTTTAAAGTTTGGTGTATGCCGGTTGGAATCCATTCTTTTGGTGCTTCCATCGATGCGGATTATATCGAGGCTTACAACGCACAAAAGGAAAAGTAATGGAACAAAATCAGCATCCTTTAGGGGTACTTTCTTTATTTATGGGTGGAATTACTGCTATTATTTCTTACACAAGTTTGTCCTATTTAGTTGGTATTATATCGGGCTTATTTGCTATTGCATCTTGCTCGTTTGCGATGGTATATTACTACAAACAAATAGTAAAATTAAACAAGGATGAAAACGCTAATAGATAACATTCACGAATTTTTTAAATTTAAAGATGAATTTTCGTCGGGCCGATTGGTGTTTATCCTTGGTTCTATAATTGTTTTCGGAGTTTACATTTACGATTATAAAAACGGCGGAGTGCAAAATATTGTAATGTCGGTGCTTGGATATTCGTCAGCATCCATAACTTTGTCTAAGTTTTCTAAAAACAATAATAATGAAAATACTCCAAATAAGTGATTTGGGAATAAATTTAATAAAGAAATACGAAGGATTTAGGGCGAAACCTTATTTATGCCCAGCAAATGTACCGACAATAGGATACGGATCGACCTACTACGAAGATGGAACCAAAGTAAAATTAACGGATCAAGCAATTACAGAACAAAGGGCCACGGAATTACTCAAGGCCCTTTTATCGTTATATGAAAAGGCCGTCGATTCTTATTGTATTGATTCTATAAATCAATTTCAATTTGATGCACTTGTTTCCTTTGCATACAATTGCGGTACCGGTAACTTGAAATCTTCAACATTACTAAAAAAGGTAAACGCAAACCCAGGCGATCCATCAATAAAAAATGAATTTATGAAATGGAATAAGGGCCTGGGGAAAATACTTACCGGATTAACATTAAGAAGAAATGAAGAAGCTAATTTATATTTTAATGAAATCGTTTAATCTATTTATTTTTGCTTTGATTCTTTTTGCAAGTTGCAAATCTACCAAGGTAACCAGCACTGCGGAAAAAATCCGAGTTGATACAATTCGAGAAGTTAAGACGGTTGTAAAATTCAAACCGATTCACGACACATTAACAATTGAAAACGTATGCGATTCTTTGGGCATTCTGACACGATTTTATAGCAGTCTAACCATTCCATCGGGTAGACTTACAATAAGGTCACAGAATGGAAGTATTAAAGCCACAATTGATTTAGATTCGGTTGCAAATGTGTACGATTCCAAGTACAAAGCGAAGTATAAAGATGAAATTAAATTTTACGAGAAAATAGTGATTAAAAATGTGGTTCCGGTATGGGCCATAGTTACGATTCTTATTCAGTCGTTCATCATAATTTTATACTTTTATTTCAAATTTATAAACCCATTCAAATGAGGCCACGTTTTAAACAAATGGTTATAGAAGCCATTGAGTTAATGAATGATGGCAAAGCTAAATCAAAAGGCGAAGCGACAAGAATCATCGGTAAGAAATACGATTACAATTCTGAGAATTTACGAAAGGCCTGGAATAATTACGTTGACCTTGCTAAAATTAAAGAAGATCATCAGGGCCTTGCAAACCATTGCGAGGAAAGGGGTATTGATCCAGGCGATGTGTCAATGTATTGGGATAAAACCAAAGAATATTCGGTGGCGGTTAAATTGGATAAAGTCCAAAAGACCTACGAAAATCTTCGTGATGCCATTGTAGAATCGATGAATGAGCATTCGCCTAATTACATACCGATTGTTTATAAAGATTGTAATGATGGGCATTTATTAGTTGTTGATCCGGCAGACATTCATATCGGTAAATTAGCCACGGCCTTCGAAACTGGCGAAGATTACAATAGTAATATAGCAGTTCAAAGAGTACACGAAGGAGTTGAGGGAATTTTAAATAAGGTCAAAGGTTTTGAGATAGATCAAATCCTTTTGATTATTGGAAATGATATTCTGCACATTGATACACCTAAAAGAACAACAACAAGCGGAACTTTCCAGGACACTGACGGAATGTGGTACACAAATTTTTTAATGGCGAAGCAGTTATATGTTGATGTGATTGAGAAGCTGAGATTGATTGCAAAGGTTCACATAACTTATAATCCATCTAATCACGATTATACAAACGGATTCTTTTTGGCCGACGCTATTCAGTCTTGGTTTAGGTTGGACGAATCAATTAGTTTTGATTGTTCGATCAATCATAGAAAGTATTACCGTTACCATAATAATTTAATAGGAACCACGCACGGCGATGGGGCCAAGATTACAGATTTAGGTTTGTTAATGGCTGAGGAGTCAAAACAACATTGGGCCGATACAAAGCACCGGTATGTTTACACCCATCACGTTCATCACAAAACAAGCAAAGATTTTATTGGGGTAACGGTTGAGAGCCTCCGCAGTCCATCGGGTGCGGACTCCTGGCATCATCGTAATGGCTATGCTCACGCACCGAGGGCCATTGAAGGATTCCTTCATTCAAAGATTCACGGGCAAATTGCACGAATATCTCATTTATTTTAATTACATTTGTTTTTCATAAAGTTTGTTTAGATAGGTTTACTTATTATTTTGAATCCCTACTGATAATATCGGTGGGGATTTTTGTTTTGTATGCACATTGTACGTACAAGAAAACGTACAAGAAAACGTACAAATAGGTTAAAAATAGGTAACCTATTAAAAACCTATCAAAAAAAATATTGAAAAAAAAAGATAGAAAAGTTTTTTTATTCAAAAAGTTTTTGTACTTTTATTACACGATAGCAACGAAGCTATTTAATAAACCTTTCAAACAATGTCAAAATTTAAAATTTCTTTCGAGGATGCACAAGAAAACGATGTGTATTCAGTTACAAAACAATTTGAGGATTTGCAAGAAGCTATAAAGTATGCCGAGTTAATTTTGGCAACCACTTCCGATGATTGCATTTCTTTTAATATTTATCAATTTTAAACCTTATCAAAATGAAAAAAACTTTTAAGTACATCATCGAACGGCACAAGGAAGATCCTGAGTGCTTATTTATGGCCCTTGGCTTCATTATTTTCTGCACGGTGGCCTTTTTCCTATTACCTTACTTTTATATCCTTTTAAAATGATTTGGCGGATGGCATTCCGGTATCACGGTACTGGCACTTATTTCATTACAATGAAATTTAAGGACATAAGAGAAGCAAATCGCTACATTAAACAAGAGGAAGCAAGAGAGCAATCCGAATTTATAGACTTTAAAATCTTGGAACGCTATGGCTTACAAAACTGAATTTCCTTGCGTTTTACATTGCCGATTGCACGATGGACGTGGTAATTGGTGGAACACGACTCAAATGTTCAAGACTGAAGAACAATTTGACCAATTCCTAAAAGATGGAATGAAAGACGGCTACGATGTTGATGATTGGTCTTACATCGAAGGTTATTTTGATCGTAAAAATTAATTAATTTAAACAAATAAAAATGGAAAATCAATTAGCAGTAATTCAAAATTTGGTGAAGGTACCAAAAGGTCAGTTTAATTCATTCGGCAAATACAAGTATAGATCAGCTGAGGACATTCTTGAAGCGGTTAAACAAGTTGTTAATCCGATGGGATTTAGCATTACCGTTTCAGACACGATTATTAACCTGGGAGATAGATATTACATTAAGGCCACGGCAACGCTAACAAACGGCAAAGAAATGTGGTCTACGGATGGATATGCAAGAGAGGAAGAAAGTAAGAAAGGAATGGATGGTAGTCAGGTTACCGGTGCTTCTTCGAGTTATGCTCGAAAGTATGCTTTGAATGGATTATTTGCCTTGGATGATACAAAGGATTCCGATGCTACCAATACGCACGGAAAAGAATCAGCAAAGCCAGCACCTAAAGCAGAAGTAAAATTGGAGTTAGGCGAATTTCAAGAGATTCAAGAAATCATCAATGGTACCGGTACTATTGCCCAATTAACATCACTTTGGCTTGACCTTGAAGATTATTACAAGGAGATCCAAGTGGTCAAAGATTTATTTTCAAACCGTAAAAATCAATTAACAAAATGAGCAAACCAGAAAAAGTATTTGCAAAAGGTTTCATTTTCAAGAAAAATGAGAATGCACCGGAATGGGTAGTCGGTCGGCTATCCCTAAAAAAAGATGAGGCAATTGCCTTCATTCAAAATCAAGGCAATGAATGGATAAATTTAAACATTGCACGAGGCCAACAAGGTAATTTCTATATCGAATTAGATACCTGGAAGCCTACCAACCAATCAAATCCTAGTTCTAATCAGCCGAATGTTCCACAATTTAACCCACAAACCAATGGAAACGACCTCCCCTTCTAAAGTAGTTTTAACACAAAAGCAGAACGAAGAATGTTTTGCGTTCAGTTGCTTCCAGCACATTATGAAAAGCAATATCGCTTTGAATGATAACACCCGTCGGATCATAATGGATATGGCTGCGACCGAAGTGATCAAAGGTAAGATGAGTGAAGAATTTTTTAACTCCTTATTTCCAAACAATGATAATTAAGGAAATCGATAAATATCAAATGACTGCGGACATATTAAACGAGAGGGGCATTAAGCCTTTCTCGGCCCGCACTTGGTATTGGGAAAATGTACGTTCAATTGCGTATTACAATCGTAAAAACGCAAAAGCCGGGTTTATGAAAAGGCCCGATGTAATGGAAGTAATTAGAGAAGTCACAATTAAAATGCTCGAAGATGCAAGGGAAAAAGAAGTCCTCAATTGAAAAGGCCGAGTACCTTACAATGGTCGGCCTAATTGGATTAATTGCTTGCTGGGTTTTTTTTATTATCAGATCAAATTTTTAAACTTAAAATAAAATGAAAAATAAATCTGTTTTTAAAGTAGGAGATAAAGTGTTTGACATCCGTTACGGATGGGGAGTTATTAGCGAAATTCATGAAGGTTTAGAATTTCCTATTAGTGTTCATTTTGATGATGATAATTATGATTTTTATACTTATGATGGAAGAATTACTAATACTAGTATACCATTTCTTTCATTTACCGAATACAAGCTCGAAGGATTCAGTCAAGAAAGACCAGAGGAATTGCCAAAGATAGGGCAGATTGTTTGGGGCAGAAATGAACTTCCAAGTGAATGGCACATTGGATATTTTTTTGAAAAAAGAGGTGACAAATATTTAATCAACTCACACCCAAATCCATCTTTATGGCATAGTGAAGTAACCGAAATCACAACTGAAAACCCCTACAAAGATGAATAAATTAATAATATTAATGATGATACTTTTATCATCTTGCGTTCGGTTTCCCAATGGTATAGATAAAATTAAGGGCCGAGTAAAGCATACTAAAAGTTTGCGAGAAACCAGGCGAAACCTTCGCATAAATTACCATTACCACCAAACCAAACTTGGTAGATTTTTTAATTTCGAAGTATGAAAAAACTAACCTTTAACGAGTGGCAAGACCACATCGCACGGCAATTAGAAGCCGATTACAATAAAATTTTTAATCAACCTAAATTACAAATGAATGAAAAGTTTTTTAAAATTCAACGAAGTAAATCCAAGAGTTTACGATCAGTTCAAGGAAATCGCTAACCTTTATATTAGCAAAGGCGAAAGGCGAATCAAGGCCGAAACCATCTGCGAAATCATTCGATTTCAGTTGATGAAGGAGTTTAATGATGGGCATAAATTCATTAGGTTTTTTGCCCAGGATTATGCAAAAAAGTTCGAAAATGATTTCCCGCAACACGTTGGAATCTTTACAAAAAGATTGGTAAATTTTGAACTTAAAGATTAATTTGCTATATTGCAATACAATAAGTCAAGACGGTGAGAGGTATTGATTTGTTCTAAAGGTTTATCATACCTAACTAAGCCAGTCTACTCTCTCACGTAGCTGGCTTTTTTATTTTTAATTTATGGCAGCATTTCGCAAAATATCCGTTTCCTTTTGGTCGGATTCATTTGTGGGGGAGTTGACACCAGAGCAAAAATATTTCTATTTGTATCTGATGACCAATGACAAGACAACCCAATGTGGCATTTACGAAACATCGATTCGGAAAATGTCTTTTGATACTGGTTACAATCAAGAAACGGTATTAAAATTAATTTCATTTTTTGAGGAACAAAACAAAATCAGGTTTTCAAAAGAAACCAATGAAATTGCTTTATTAAACTGGGTCAAGTACAATGATTCAACATCGCCAAAAGTTACGGCTTGCGTTGATAAAGAACTTTTAAAGGTTAAAAATAGAGTATTGATACACTATCTATACAGTATGGATACACATCCACAAGAAGAAGAAGAAAAAGAAGAAGAAAAAGAAAAAGAATACCAAGAAGAAAAAGAAGAAGAAAAAGATCCTTTTTACATTCCTACAGAACGTGATCTTCTTTTTAATAAGTGGTTTGATTATAAAAAACAAAAACGATCTAAGTACACAAAAATTGGTATGGATCAATTGTTTAAAGAATGGGAATTAGTTGGTAATTTTGAATTAGAAAAAGCGATTAATCATTCGATAGCTAATAATTATCAAGGGTTATTTGCACCTAAAGAAAATAAACCTTTAATCAATTCAGAACCGGCACCTGGTAAGATGACCAAGAATCTTAATCAAATGCAAGAAATTTATGAAGAAACTTTAGAACAAATAGCAAATGGAACTTATCACAATCCCTTCATCCGGAAATAGTATTGATAAATACTCTAAACCGATTCTTGCAGATAGCAAGATGACAAAAAGCGAAACCATTATTTACGATGCTTCGCTAAAACAAAAAATAATGTACTTGTCTGAGGCAGAAAAAGCACGGATAGCCAATACAATTATTTCAATGGCTAAAGTTCGTTTAAGCCTAAAGGATAGAGCCAAACACGAAGATGCAGTCGAAAGCCAAATGATTTTTTCAGACTTAAACAAGTTTGATCATTTAACGGAAAATGAAGTATTACTTGCCTTAGAAAATGGACTTGATGGTAACTACCTTAAAGAACACGAATCGAATGTATTTTGGAATCCTTCCAATTTTGTCATTTGGATTAAGCGATATTTGCTTGAAAAGAACGATGTGATGCGGAAGGTAACAAATGCCAAGCCAGCGGATCACATTCGGCATACTTTAAAGGATGAAGAAATAAAGCAACAAGGAATACTTTGTGCCAATGATTATGCTGATCTTTATGCACGGACTAAAGATGCAGATCGCACATTTAAATATCCAGCCGGTTTGAATTTTCTTTATGACTTAGGAGTTCAATACGGATGGCTTCATTTGGATGAGGAAATAATAGATCAAATCAAGATGTCCGTGGCACCAAACTTTTTACATTTGGTTAAAAATCCGGCAGATGTTTTTGATCATACGGAATTTATTTGGGCCTATAAAGCTGAATGTTACAAAAGGTTTATAAAAGACCTGGTAATGTTTGAGGTTCGAATTGATACAAACGGAAAAATTAATTAATTAAGTTAGATTAAAGCCAAAAATTATCATACACTAAAAAATTATAAATGAAAAAAATAATTATAATAACGATTTGCTTTGCATTGCTCACGCAGATCACTCACGCATCTGATGTATTCTTTAACATTTCCAGGCATACAACACTTGACTATTTAATTAGTTGGGTGTTTGCCTTTTCTTTGGAATCATCTATCTTGATTTTTACATTACTTGGGAAACGAAACACGGCTATCTTTTTTGGGCTTATTTCGTGGCTGATAAATCTTCTTTATTACTGGGTAGAAATTGGGATGACTCAAAAGTTTGTGGCGATGAATATTATTTCATTGATCATTCCGATTACCATATTTTTTTATTCTGAATTGATTAAAACGGATAAACGTAAAAACTTATTAAAATAATGAACAAAATTAAAATTGGAAATTACTGGATTCTTGGTAAGGAAACCAACGGTATTACTTTATTTCCTTTTATTTTCTTACGTAAATCATATGTCGATAGATTGGCTGATTGGAATCTTTATAGTCTAGTAAACCACGAATCAATCCATTTAAAACAACAAGCGGAAATGGGTGTAGTATTCTTTTATGTGTGGTATTTATTGGAGTTTTGTGTCAGAACCGTATTAATTGGTAATACCGATGCAGCTTATCGAAGAATTTGTTTTGAGAAAGAAGCCTATGAGAATGAAGGCAATCTTGAATATTTCAATACAAGAAAGTTTTGGTCATTTTTAAAATATTTATGAAACAAGAAGAACATCTCCTCCAGGTAGCAATTTGTATATGGTTAGATTTAACTCAAGACTTTCCATATTTTGCCATTCCAAACGGTGGCCTAAGACATAAGTTAGTTGCCATCAAATTAAAAAGAGAAGGTGCCAAATCAGGAGTTGCTGATATGTTTTGGATGGTTTCGAATAATACCTGGAAAGGCTTATTTGTCGAGGTTAAAATCGAGAAGGGTAAGCAATCGCCAAGCCAAAAGGATTTTGAGGTCGTAGCGATAAAGCACGGGTACTATTACGGAGTTGTGAGAAGTATTGATGATTGTATTAATTTAATTAATCGGTTCAAAAAAAATGAGATCTAATTACCTTGATGCTATCGCCTGGATAGATCAGCAATTAATAAATCCGACACGACAAATAAAAGTTGGATGCGAAACTATTCTTGATTTGAATTATTCTTTGGCCTTAAATCGAAAACACATTTTAGAAAATTCGGGGCAGTTGTCTTATTCAGCATTTGGGAGAACTAAAAAAATAAAGGATTATTTGCAATTATCAAAATAAAAATGTAAACTTTGTCAATATGTTAAAAGAAGAATTAATTGATTTTGTTAATCAGCCTCCGCACTATAAAAGTAAAGGCGGTATTGAATCTATTGAGGTAATTGAATCCTTTGAATTGAATTTTAATTTAGGGAATGTGATTAAATATATTTTGAGATCCGATAAAAAGGGTAACAAAAAGCAAGATTTGGAAAAGGCACAATGGTATTTGAAAAGGGAAATTGAAAAGTTTAAAGGATGATGACAAGTGGTAAGCATTGACCACCTTATTGATAAGCATAAACATTGGATAACCGTAGTAAAAAGATTCGGCGAAAATACCTACGCCGAGGATATAGTCCAGGAAGCCTACATAAAAATCATTCAATCAAACAAAGATGTAAATTTTGCCTATTTCTATTTTACTTTGCGATCATTGACAATGAACCTGCATAACAAGAAAGTTATCAAGATAGAAATCACAAAAGACATAGAATATTTATTGAGTGATTCCATTGAAGAAGATATAGTTTTAGAATTGGCCCAACCTTTTATAGACTACATTAAAACCTGGGAAGATTACGAAAGAATGCTTTTTATGGTTTATGTTAATAAGGGAGTTAGTATGCGGAAGATGGCAAGGGAATCAGGCATAAGTTTTACAAGCATTTATAACACAATAAGAAACTGCAAATTAAAATTAATACAATGGCAAAAAGAAAACCAAAAGGATTAGGCGATACTATCGAACAATTCACGGAGGCTACCGGTATAAAAGCAGGAGTTGAAAAATTAGCGGAGGCAATCGGTTGGGATTGTGGATGTGACAAAAGAAAAGAAGCATTGAATCAAATGTTTCCATACCGAAAAATCAATTGTTTAAATGAAGAAGATTACGAATACCTTAATTATTGGTTTAGCGTTGATCGCCATCAGGTTTCAATCTTGGAGCAAACGAAACTCCGTGAAATTTATTACAATGTTTTCGAAGAACGATTAGAGCAAACGAGTTGTGATAGTTGCTGGAGGGATTACATTAGTCGTATTCGTAAAGTTTACATCGAGTATAAAAAAAATCAAGATGCCAATTGAATTAAAAAAGATTAGTGATATTAAATTGAATCCGAATAATCCAAGATTAATTAAGGATGATAAATTTAAAAAGTTAGTTCAGTCGATTAAGGATTTTCCCGAAATGTTGGACATTCGTCCGATTGTCGTAAACAAAGATATGATAATCTTGGGTGGCAATATGAGGTACAGGGCTTGCAAAGAAGCAGGCATAAAAGAAATACCGGTAATTGTTACTGATTTATCAGAGGAAAAACAAAGAGAATTTTTAATCAAGGATAATACAAGTGGAGGAGAGTGGGATTGGGATATGTTGGCCAACGAATGGGATACCGATGAACTTGAAGCGTGGGGATTAGATTTGCCTTCGTTTGATATTGATGATTTAGGAACGGCAGAAGAAGATGATTACGATGTACCTGATACGATTGAAACGGATATTGTGTTAGGGGATTTGTTTGAGATTGGAGAACATAGATTGCTTTGTGGGGATTCAACGGATAGCGATGCGGTTGCAAAGTTAATGGATGGCAATAAAGCTGATATAGCATTTACAAGTCCGCCATATAATGCTGGAGATAATGTGCGTGGCAAATTTTATGAAAATGATAATGATAATAAATCAAATGATGATTATGTTAAATTTTTATATGATTTTACTATAAATACTTTAAATAATTCAAAATATTCATTCGTTAATTTGCAAATTTTAGAAAGCAATAAACAAGCTTTAATTAATTATCAATATCAACTTAAAGACCAAATAAAAGATATATTAATTTGGAATAAAAAACAATATCCACCACATATAAATAAGGGGACTTTTGGATGTAAATGGGAATATGTTTTTGCATTTTCTTATGATTCTAAAGGCCGTTCATTTCCTGCAAGTTGGCAAGGTAAATTTCCAAATGTAATTGAAACTGAAAATGCTAGTGGTAATGATTATGCTCAAATTCATAAAGCAACATTTCTGATTGCATTTCCATCTTGGATATTTGAAAAAATGGATTTCGCAAAATTAATATTAGATTTATTTATGGGGACAGGTACAACTATGGTAGCATCACATCAATTGAATCGTAAATGCTATGGAATGGAATTAGAACCGAAGTATTGCCAAGTGATAGTTGACCGAATGCAAAAATTAGATCCAACATTAGTAATTAAAAAAAACGGACAACCGTATGGCATATAAAACTGACGATTTATTAAAACAATCATTGGCAGCAATTGAAAAGCATAAGTTATTTTTTATTGAGGATATTGTGGCTTATTTACCTTGCTCAAAGGAAACATTTTACCAGCATAAACTGCACGAATCTGACGCATTAAAATCTGCTTTATTAAAAGTCAAAACCGAAATCAAAGTTTCAATGCGATCTAAATGGTACAAGTCAGAGAATCCAACTTTACAAATGGGATTAATGAAACTGATTGCATCGCCAGAGGAATTGAAGCAGTTATCAATGACTCACGTTGAAAGTAATAATACGCACGAAGTAAAGGAATTTAATCTAAGTGATTTGGTAAAATTCAAGAATGATTCTTCTAAATGATAAGTGGAAAGCGTTATTTAATGATACACGATATTTTATAATTTCGGGAGGCCGTGGTTCATCCAAATCGTTTGGAGTTGGAACGTTTACAAGTTTACTTTCATTTGAAAAGGGCCACAAGATTTTATTTACAAGACAGACAATGACATCGGCTCACTTGTCAATCATTCCCGAGTTTCAGCAAAAAATTGAGTTACTAGAATCAGAAGACAAATTTGAAATAACAAAGACCGATATATTAAATAAGCAATCAGGAAGCGAGATAATATTTAGGGGTTTAAAGACATCGTCAGGCGATCAAACTGCAAATTTAAAGTCGTTACAAGGAGTAACGGATTGGGTGCTCGAGGAGGCAGAGGAATTAACGGACGAGGCTACATTTGACAAGATTAACTTATCGGTTAGACAAAAGGGAGTTCAGAATAGAATTATTATTATTTTTAATCCAACAACAAAAGAACATTGGATTTATAAACGATTCTTTGAACAAGAAGGGGTGGAAGGTGGATTCAATGGTGTAAAAGGAAACATAACATACATTCATACAACTTATGAAGATAATATTGAGCATTTAGATAAATCATTTTTAGATGAGGTACAAAGGATTAAAGAAACCAATCCAAAGAAATACCAGCATGCAATATTAGGGGGATGGTTGGACAAAGCGGAAGGGGTTGTGTTTACAAATTGGCAGTTTGGCCCATTCAATCCGAATGGTTTACAAACATCATTTGGAATGGACTTTGGATTCTCCATTGATCCAGATGCGTTGACGGAAGTGGCAATTGACAAGACCAAGAAAATCATTTATATCAAAGAGGTAATTTATGAACGTGGTTTAAAAACTCACGTTTTGGCTAAGTTGATGAAAGACAAAGTTGGGGGCGGTTTGATTATTGCAGATTCAGCAGAGCCAAGATTGATTGATGATTTAAAGTACCAGGGAATAAATATTCAACCAGTAAAGAAAGGTACGATTGAATCGGGAATTGTAAGGATGCAAGACTACCAAATTATTCTTGATCCGCAGTCGACCAATTTAGCGAAAGAATTTAATAACTATTGTTATTTAAATAAGGCAAGCAAACTATATATTGACGACTGGAACCACGGAATAGATTCGGCAAGGTACAATATCATTTACCACTTAGATAATCCAAACCAAGGCAATTATCACATTTATTAAGACGAAATATTAACAAATTTGTTTATACCATATGAAAGTAAAAATTTCAATCCCGACAGATTTAAGTGAGATTAAATTAAGTCAGTACCAAAAGTTTTTAAAGATTGTAAAGGAAAACGAGGAATCTGATTTCTTAAATCATAAAATGATTCAAATCTTTTGCAATATTGATTTGAACGTAGTTGATGCAATGAAGCAGAAGGATGTCGAGGACGCAGTAAATACGATTGGAAGTTTATTCAAGCAATTGCCTCCACTATCTCAAAAGTTTGAATTAAACGGAACGACATTTGGATTTATTCCAAACTTAGATGATATGTCCGCAGGGGAGTATATGGATTTAGATAATTATGCAATCAATTGGGATGAGATGCACAAGGCGATGGCGGTTTTATATCGACCAATAAAGCAGAAGTTAGGGGATAAATATTTGATTGAAGATTACGAGGGAACGGACAAGTATTCCGAACTAATGAAGGATGCACCTTTATATGTAGTTTTAGGGGCGATGGTTTTTTTTTGGCATTTAGGGAAAGAATTATTAACAAGTACGATTCATTATTTGGAACAGAGCCCGGCAATAGTTTCGATGAACAAAGCCAATTTGGAAAGCGGTGGGGTTGGTATTCTTCAATCTATGGACTTGCTCAGGGAGATGTTAGACGATTCGATGAAGTCACTAAACTTTCCATTAACCAGTGTTTGACATTCCTAACATTTGAGAAACAAAAGAATGATTTGGAAATGAAGATGATAAAACAAAATAGACAATGAACGGATTTTATTACGCAGTAGGTACAATTAGGGATTATTTAAAAGCAAATGGCTTTATTAATACGGTCAGCACTGGGGACATTTATGATGTTGATTTGGCTAAACAAACGATCTATCCTTATTGCCATATCATTGTAAATAATGCGACACCAAAGGAAAATAATTTGTCGTTCAATATTTCTGTATTGTTTATGGATTTGGTTGATTTATCTAAAGCCGATAATATAAACGTATTTGATAACAATGATAATTTACTTGATGTCTTAAATACTCAATTGGCCTTAGCTAATAGAATGATTTCAGATTTACGAAGGGGAGTTTTGTTTTCTAATTTAGTGCAATTAGATGGCGATGCGTTATGCGAACCATTCACGGATCGATTTGATAATAAGGTAGCCGGGTGGGCCGTTACTTTTGATTTGATTGTGCCAAACGATATGACTATCTGCTAATGAATCAGTTAAAGGAAACGTATGCGGTAATTAAAAAATATAGGGATTATGTGATTCAGCAATCACGTTCGAACTTATCTAAGGGCCGTAAAAATGTTTCTAAGGAACTATACAACTCATTAAAAGGCGAGATAGTCCAGGAGGATAACTATGCAATAGTTGGTTTTAGGATGGCCGAATATGGGCAGTACCAAGACCAAGGGGTTAAAGGAAAATTTAAGTCAGCCAAGGCCCCAAATAGTCCGTTTAAATTTGGAAGCGGTACCGGTAAACCTGGTGGATTATCGGAAGGGATTAACAAATGGGTTAAACAAAAGAAAATACAATTTAGAGATAAGAAAACGGGTAAATTTATTTCATATCAATCAACGGCATCTATTATTAGTCGAAGTATTTATATGACGGGAATGAAGCCAAGTTTATTTTTTACAAAGCCATTTGAGGCGGGGTACAAAAAATACATTGAAACGGATTTAGCGAATGCCTTGGGGATTGATTTGGATACGATAATAGACTACAATTTAAAAAGATAATGAAAACGATAAACGCACGAAGTCCGTATTTTATTTCAATTACTGGAAGCACAAATACGACTTTGCAATTATTCTTATGGAACGGATCGACGGAACCGGTATCGCATACTTATTCGTTTACGAAGGCGGCCCCATCGGCAACACAAACCGAATCGAATTATGACATTAGTCCATATTTGCGTGAATACATTGAAAATATTAATTCGACTTATGATCCAACACCAGCGACAGAATCAAGCACATCGTTTGTAAACTTTAAAACGGTTGCATTTAGCAATGGAACAAATAGGACAAGTGCATTTAAAGCCCGAGTAATTGCAGATTCTGGAACCTATGAAGCTGATAATTGTCTTGGTTCATTTATGGGCGATTATCTTTTAGGTATTGGTGTAGATGGTTATAATAATTATTTGGGTGGCTACAATCAAGGAAGTACGGCCGACATCGTGGCCTTAGCAGATACAAGCAAAGTAATAACCTACCTTGAAAATACGGATAACAAATATGTTAATTTGATTATTAATCATACCGGTACAAATGTCACTGCTGATTATGTTACATCGGTAGGAACGACAAGTGTCACAATCTTATCATCCTCCGCAACAAAAAAGGTTTATAATATGAAAATTCCTTTAAAGTTGGTCGGATTTACATCTTCAAACGTGTTAAATATCAAAAGCAATGGCACCACGGTTTATACTTTCAACGTGGCACCGGTATGCGAGCCAAAATATACTCCGGTTCTTTGTCAGTTTATTAATCGTTATGGAGGTTGGCAGTTCTTGACATTTTTCAAGGCCCAGGCGAGTTCAATAATGATTGAAAAAATAAAGCATAATCTTTTACCTGATTCTGTTAATTATAACGCAAAACGTGGGCAATCTAAGTCATTTAATATCAATGGTTCGCAAAAAATTGTGTTAAATACTGGTTTTGTCGATCCGAATTATTCCGATTTAATACAAGATTTATTAATGTCTAATACCGTATTATTGGATAATGTGCCGGTTCTTGTTTCATCAACTCAAAGCGACATTAAAACATCGTTAAAAGATAAAAATATCAATTACGAAATTGAATTTGAATACGCATTTAACTTAAAAAACACGGTAATTTAATGATAATTGCAGCGATTTATATCTTTGTCGATGGCCTTTATAAGAGGATTGAATTATTTAACGACGAAAAAATCAGCGTTACAAGTTCAATTCAAAATATTAATGATATATCAAAGGTATTTACGGACTATTCGCAGTCGTTTACGGTGCCTGCAAACAAGCACAATAACGAAATATTTAAGCATTGGTACGAAAATTCGATTGATAATGGCTTTGATGCAAGAACAAGAAAGCCGGCATACATCGAAATAAATTCGGCATTATTTAGAAGCGGTAAAATTCAATTAGAAAAAGCCCAATTCAAAAATAATCAAATCGATAATTATCAAATTACGTTCTTTGGTAGTTTACTTTCATTAAAGGATTTATTTGGTGGTAAGTTCCTTCGTGACTTTGACTATTCGGCTTACAATTTTACTTATACCGGTGCCGTTGTAAAAACTCGAGTTACTGGAGGAGTTACAAACGATGTAAAATTTCCTTTGATTACATCGGATAATAATTGGACTTATAACACGAATGGAGGAATAAAAGCGGATTGGGATATTACAAAAAATTCACATCCGATTCATCATCACGATTTATTCCCAGCGATGAGGGTAAGTAAGATCGTGGATTCTATTGCGTCGGGTTTAGGTATTACAATTCAAGGTAATTCAAGTAATAATTTTTTAGATGATGCAAGGTATAAAAATGCTTTTCTTTGGCTAAAAAATACAGATACATTTACCTTAAAACAAACACCACAAAGAATCAATTTCCAAACTAACACAAGTACGGTTGGAACTCAAGGAATTTTTGTTGTAGGTGGTTCAAATCCTGATCACTTAGATTATGTAAAGCCCGAAAGTCCAGCTTATTTAAGTAAGTCAAATATTAAACTAACTTTCACGACATCGGGAACTGAATTTTATTTATATGTTTATAAAAATGGAATTAAACTAAGCGAGCAAAGTTATTTAACGCAGACAAGTCAAATGACATTGTCCGCACCTTTGGAAGATTCGGGAGTTTACACGTTTTACGTTTCTTCGGCCTCCGCAGTTACTTACACATCGGTTTATGAATTTGAAACAAGGGATTCAATAACAACAAACATTGTAAGCGATGTAACGTGTACCGGAACAAGTCAGACAACCACCACGACTTTAAACGTGGCGGATTATATGCCTGATATGAAGGCAGAAGATTTCTTTAGCGGAATCTTAAAAATGTTTAATTTAACTTGTTTCTCAGTTTCGGATGGAGTTTACCAGGTTGAACAAATTGAAAATTGGTATTCAAACGGAACGGTTAGGGATATTTCAAAATATGTTATTAGCGATGAAATAAATATTGAACGAGTAAAGCCATACAAAGCAATTACGTTTCAATACGAGAAATGCGAGAATATTTTGGCAACGGAATATCTTTCACGATCTGCGGTTCCATATGGAGATTTGAAATACACATTGAATAACGATGGCGAGGAGTTCGAAATTAGTTTGCCTTTTGAAAATATGCCATTTCAAAAGTTTACTAATACTAATTTGCAAGTTGGTTATTCTTTGAAGCATGATCTAAATCAATACATTCCTAAACCCGTAATTCTTTATGATTACAATACGATTCAAAGTTGCGATTTTCATTTTAATGATGGGAGTTCTACTACTAATGTTACTACCTATAATCTTTTTGGACAAGATACTCTCGTTAGCGGTCAAGTAAATACAATTAATTTCGGGGCCCAACAAAGTACGTTCACGGATGCAATTGAAACACGTTCTTTATTTAATAATTATTACCTTAATTATTTAGCCAATATCTTCACGGACAAGGCAAGAATATTAAAATTAAAAGCAATATTTCCAATTAGTTTATTGAATGCCTTGAAGCTGAATGATCGTTTAATTATTCGTGATAAAAGGTATGTGATTAATCAATTTACAACGGATTTGGCTACTGGAGAAGTTGATTTGGAATTGCTCAATGATTTCCGTGTTGCTTCAACTATTCCTGACCCAATTACTTACTATTCGTTTTCGGTAAGCAATAACAATTCTGCAAACTACACGAATGCGTGTGCTGAATCGACCTATCCATTATTAATCTACGGAACAAATCCAACATTTGAAAGTAATTTGACATTTTACACAAGTGCCGGGGCCTTATTCAATGGTGGTAATTATTACTTTAAAACAAGTCTAAATAAATATGTTCAAATTAATACTGTTGGTATTGCTTCTAATTTTGGTTCTTGTGGATCAGCACCAACCCCGACTTTAAATTCATTTAGTGTCACGAATGCAAGTTCAGCTTCATCGGTGGAGGCTTGCCCAATAACTGATTATTCATTGACTTTATACGGAGAAGCGACACCATTGTACACGAATGTCGTTGTTTACGGAAACAATACCGGAACACTAATTCCTTTTGTTGGTAATAATTACGTGTATCATTGCAACGATGGAACGTGGGTGCAAATTAATTCAAGTGGAGTTATAACGACTTGGGGAACTTGTTCATTTATTCCGCCAGCGATTGAAACATTTACATTCTATACTTTAAAATAATATGGCATTTTCAAACGCAAGTGATGCGAGAACAAAATTAATCAATCCTTATACGGATAATAGTTCAGAAATTTTGTATGCCAATAATGATTTATTGGATTCGACTACAATATTTTACAAAAATTCGACCAAGACTATTTTAGCAAGTGCTGGAAATTACGTGGTTGTCACAAACTATAAAACGTATTTCATTACTCTTGGAAGCGATGGTAAAATTAGCGGAACTAAATCCGAAGTGATGCCGAGTGGATCAGATTCAACCTGGGTAGAGGATAGATTAAAAAATGGCGATGCATTAATATCAAATCAATTAAGCGTAGGGGGTACAAGTTTAAGCATTTCGGGAGATTTTAAATTAACTGATGCAGTTTGGAGTTCAAGGCCATATAGTGGGAGCAAGGCTTGGATGATTGAACACGGAGATTTAAATACAACTGCGATAACTAATATTGATTTATCTGATATGCGTGGTTATGATTTAAGGTTAATTACTGGGGAATATACATCAAGTAAATTTGTCGGAACTGGTTATCCTTCAAATACTACATCTGCAATAATTCATTTAGAATCAAATCCATCAAGATTGGATATAATAGGAAATAAAAAGTATTTTTTTCGGCCTGATTATTGGATTCCAAGCACTTTGCACAATACTCATTCATATTTCAGAAGGATGCCCGACATCGAGCAGATTTTTGATAAAAATGGAATGAAAAAAATGTGGGTGGATATGGCCGAACCATTGATGGATATTGTAAATGCATCTACTCATACGGCAAGAACATCAACACGGCTAAATAAAGGTATTACAGAGGCTCGAGATGTTACAACATCTTGGGGAGTAAGTCAAAACATTGATAAAAATAAACATCTATTTTATGAATATGATGACACGTTTAAATCTGCGGTGGCAAGGGCTTGGGATTCGAGTGGAGTACCGGCAACTGGTAATTTTTTAGACGATATTTGGCAACATAGAACGACGGCATTATTTGAGTCATTAGATGTAAGCGAAGCAAATAAATCCACTTGGAGATATACTCGAGGCGGTTATGATTGGAGTTATTACGAAGTAAATAAATATGAATTTACAACGGCTTGGGCATCAGGTACAAATTATCAATTTGATGGGCCAGCAAGTCAATATACATCTTATTTTTATCCTTACGGGGCAACCAATGGAGTGCATATTGAATATGATTTTGAGGTAATAAGCCCAGCTTTATTTTCTGAAATTGCGGGAATCAATTGGAATAAATGTATTAATTCGGCCAAGGCAGTTGCTGAACAAGTTTATAGTGGTTTTCAATATCCAAAATTTTCTATTTATGGTTTAGGGATTTATCAATCTATTAATCAAGGGGCAAGTGGTTATGGATGGAAAGATATGAAACCAGGGAATACAATTACGGGAACGCAATTATATTCCGATTATCACGATTATTTTGTAAATGGTACAATTCCTTATACGAGTTTAGGAAGTTACAAAGCGTGGTTTAAAGGAGCAATTGAAAATTTTGGCTATTTCTATGTTTCAAATTATCAATTGGATATGGATGCCAAATTCCAAATTTATTCAATCGTTCATAATACCGATATTACAAGAAAGATATTATTTCAAATTTTAGGTGCTGGTCATAACAAAAAAGTTTGCGGTTATTTTTGGTATAAACAAGAAATCGTTTCGGGAACTTCGGATTATTCATATCAACGTAAAGCAGTAACATCGGGAGGTGGACAATACAATACGGATCGCAATCGATTGGAAGCCTCTCCGTCAATGATGTACAATATGGCGGTATGGTCAATGACTTATGCAGATGGTCTATACTTTTGGTATCAAGCAAAATTAGGCGAAGAAACGGGAGCAGCAAGAACGGATGGAGAAGCAAATTCATTAAGTGATGGAGCCATTGAAACTAAATGGGGCGAAACTTGGTATGTTGGTAAATCTTCATATGATTGGGCATATATCGGTTATCTTCACGCAAGTCAGAACAAAGATATTATTGCAGCAAATACTGATTGGAAGACACCTAATTATTATTTAGGAAGTAGCACTTGGACATCTGGAACGCAAGAATATCCAGTTAGTTTATTTAATCAATCAAGGCCCATTTCAAAATATAAATTAAGTGCAGATGGCACAGAGGCATTAGTTATTATTTACAATGGATTTAATAATGGCTATACAAAAGTAACTCATACGTTACGATTACCGGATAAGGCAAATTACCAGTTTACAATTGACACTTATGGAAGTTTTACTACGATTTTACGTTTAAGCGGTTTATAATATGATAAAGCAAGTAATTAATTTATTAATGACGATTGACCATTTTAATGAATCTGAATTAATTGAAATAGCAAAAGGAAGGAATGAGATTCCGATCACATTACACAAGGGAATTAAACAAATAAAAAGAATATCCAAATGGCAAAAGATGTCGAAGTAAATTTAAACGTAAAAAATAACGTTGAGGGATCAATTGCCGAATTAAAGAAATTAAAAAAGCAATTAAAAGATACCGAAGTCGGAACGGAAGCGTTTAAAAATCTATACAATCAGATTGATGATTTAGAGGACAAAATTAAATCAGCCAAAAACGTTTCGTCGGATTGGGTTGATTCTTTGGCAAGTGCTGGTGGCCCGATTGGGACATTAGGTACGGCTTTAAATAGTGCTAAGGTAGCAACACAATCATTTAGTGGAGCGTTAAAAGCCACGGGAATTGGTTTGCTTGTTTCTTTAGTTGGTGGATTAGTGGCAGCGTTTAATGATTCTGAAAAAGCAACAAAAAAACTACAACCATTATTTCTTGGATTAGAAAAAATATTCAATGGGGTATTTTCTGCGATTGAACCATTGTTTAATACCTTGGTCGATTTTGCGATTAGTGCTTTGCCTTTAGTTTCTAAAGCAATGCAAACAGTGTACGGATCAGTCACGGCAGTTATTCAATCATTAGGAAGTTTAGGGAGTTCAGTTTCAAAATTTATTAAAGGCGATTTTTCGGGTGCCTGGAAGGATGCTAAATCTTCGGTAAATGATTTCGGTAAAAATTACGATGAATCAATTAAACGTTTTCAAGATGGTTCAAAAGAATTGACCAAAACCGAAAAAGAGGAATTAGACAAACGGAAAAAACAAAGAGAGGAAGATTTACAAAAACAATACGATAAAAATGAGGAATTATTAAAAAAATACAAAGCTCAACAACAACAAGAATACGATGATAGGACAAAAGGTTTAGAATGGTTAAAATTAATTAATACGGGGTATTTACAAAAAGTCGAATCAGATTCTCAAAAGTATTCTAAATTAAATTTAAAGAATTTAACAGAAAGGTTAGATGCTGAAACGGCTTTAGAAAGAAAGAAAAAAGAAGAAGGAATTGTAACTACTCAAACAGAGGCAGATTCGAAAGAGGAAATTAAAGAAAAATCGATTGCAAATATTATGCGAATCGGTCAAGGTTTAAGACAGATTGCTGGGGATAATAAGGAATTAGCTATTGCAGGTATTGTGTTGGAACAATCGGCGGCAGTTGCTTCCATTATTATGAATACTCAAAAAAATGCGGCCAAATATGGTTATTTAACTCCTTTGGGAATCTCTGAATTAGTTGCTGGAGGTCTTGGAGTTGCTTCTGCTATTGCCGCTGGAGTTAAAGGTATTCAAGATATTAATTCGGGAACGGCTACGGGAAATCAAATGAGTTTTGGAAATCAACAAATGACGGGAAGCTATTCTAAGGCACCAACATTTAACGTGGTAGGTGTTAGTCCAGTCAATCAAATTGCACAGTCCTTAGGTGGGGAAATGCCACCAGTACGGGCCTATGTCGTGGCTAATGATGTAACAAGTCAACAAGCATTAGATCGGAATCGGATAAGTGCCGCAACATTAGGATAATCGAAAATATAACAAAACAAAATTTAAAGGTTTAATGGATATGAAAATAATCGAGTTGATTATCGAAAACGATATGGATGGAATTGAGGCGATTTCGTTGGTTGAAAAACCAGCAATTGAATCCAATTTTATCACATTGGCTAAGGAGTACGAAATGAATTTGGCGGAAGTTGATGGCGAAAAGCACATATTAATGGGCCCAGCATTAATTCCAAATAAAATGATTTTCAGAAAAGAAGGCGATTTGAAATACCAGGTTTATTTTTCAGAAGCTACGGTAGAGCAGGCAAGCCAAATGTATTTAAAAGCAGGCAATCAATCAAACGCGACATTGCACCACAAAACAAAGGTGGATGGTATGTCCTTAGTTGAATCGTGGATTATCACGAATCCCGAAATGGATAAGTCGAAAGCCTACGGATTTGATTTGCCTAAAGGAACGTGGATGGTATCAATGAAAGCCGATAATGAGGAAATGTGGCAAAAGGCAAAAAGCGGAGAGGTCAAAGGTTTTTCAATTGAAGGATATTTTGCGGACAAATTGAGTTTACAAGTTTTGCCTGATATTGATGACAATGAATTAGTTGAACACATTTTAAATATTTTAGAAGATGGCGAAAAATAGTTACACAAGCCCAAAAGGCGGTAAACGTGGATGCTTATGCAAAGACGAAACGTATTCACCTGATTGTTGCGATGGAGAGATTATCTCGCAAGGTGTTGGGGCCTTAGTTGATCAAGTTGTTTCAAGTGTTAACAACACGAATTCACCGAGGACAATTATTTCAGTAAGTAATTAAATAATAAATCATATGGAATACAAAAGCAAAAAAAACTTGATTAAAGCCGCATTAGGTTTCCAAGTTAATTTAGCACAAATGAAGTTAGAGGATGGAATTACCATCGTTGAAGCGGAAGCATTTGAGCCTGATTATTCAATTGGAATCGTAACGGCTGACGGTATTGTACCGTTACCAGTAGGCGAATACACTTTGGAGGATGGAAAGATTTTATCCGTAAAAGTTGAAGGAATTATTGCAGAGGTTAAAGATGCAATGCCTGAGGAGGCACCAATGCCAGAGGCACCGGTAAATGTAATGGTGGAGGCAGATTCACAAGCACCACAACCAAAAAGAGTGGTTGAATCGGTAAGCAAAGAAACATTTTTTGCAGAAATCGAGAAGTTACGCACGGAATTATCGGCACAAATTAACGAAATTAAAGCGGAAAATGAATCGTTAAAAGCCGAAAAATTAGCATTAGAAGTAAAATTAAATAGCCAAGAAGAAGGAGCCGAGCCAATTGTTCAGAATCCTGAAGCTGAAGTAAAAGTGCAAGGATTTGCGTATGGCCAAAATCATCCAGAAACAATTCTTGATAATGTGTTTTCAAAAATATTTTCATAACAATTTAAATTAATTACAAGAAATGGCGACCACCACATCAATTACGACTACGTATGCCGGCCAATACGCAAATAAGATTATTGCGGCATCATTGCTTTCATCTCCAACTATCGATCGCGGTGGTATTGAGGTAAAGCCTAACGTAAATTACAAGCAAGTTATCAAGCGTGTTGCTACTGATGCAATCTTAAAAGATGCAACTTGCGATTTTGATGCAACATCTACAATTACTTTGACTGAAAAAATCTTACAAACGGAGGAGTTCCAAGTGAACCTCCAGTTATGCAAAAAAGATTTTGTATCGGATTGGCTTGGCATGGAGCAAGGATTTTCAGCGTTTAAGGTATTGCCTAAATCATTCCAAGAGTTCTTAGTAGCTCACGTTGCTGCAAAAGTTGCGGCAAAAAATGAAACAAACATTTGGGAAGGTGTAACGGCTAACGCTGGAGAATTTAATGGTTTAACTACATTATTAACGACGGATGCTGCTTTGCCATCGGCTCAAGAAGTTGCGGGAACTACTGTAACAGCTTCAAACGTAATTACTGAACTTGGTAAAATTGTTGATGCTATTCCAGCTTCATTGTACACTAAGGATGATCTTTACATCTACGTTTCTCAATCAATTGCTCGTTCTTATGTTCGTGCTTTGGGTGGTTTCGGTTCTTCGGGCTTAGGTGCATCCGGTACTAACGCAATGGGAACTCAATGGTACAACAACGGAAGTTTAACATTTGACGGAATCAAAATTTTTGTTGCTGATGGTCTTGCATCTACTAAGGCAATTGCGACACAAAAATCAAACCTTTATTTTGGTACTGATTTATTATCTGATTTGGCTGAAGTTCAAGTGATTGATATGTCCCCAATGGATGGATCACAAAACGTGCGTATCGTAATGCGTATGACTGCTGGAGTTCAATACGGATTTGCAGCTGATATTGTTACTTACGGAATTACAAACTCCGCTAACTAATTAGTTTAAAGCACCTCGTTAATTCGGGGTGCTTATTTTTCACATTTAAATAAATTCAATATGCCTTGCGATATTAGTTTAGGACG